ACATCTACAAAATTAGTTATAGGATATTCGACAGTAAATACAAATAGAGTTACTATTCCAGTAATTACTTCAGAATTTAGTCAAATAGATAAAGTTTCTTTTAATGCTGAATACTTTAGTAATATATTAGTTGCTAATAAAGAATGTGAAAGTGCTTTTTTACAGATCAGTAGTGAAGGTTTAGCTAAGATAAATTTTAAAATAGATGATTATAAATCTACTTATTGGTTAGTTGCGACAAGTGAGGTTGATTGATGTCCGACTATCTATGGGTAGAAAAGTATCGACCATCCAATCTTGGTACTTATATTGGGAATGAACATCTCAAAAGTAAAGTATCAATTTATCTTGAGAGTGGAGATTTACCACATCTTCTTTTGTATGGGAAGGCCGGTACAGGTAAAACCACTCTCGCTAAATTACTTGTAAAGAATATAGAATGTGATTACTTATATATTAACGCCTCAGATGAGAATAGTGTAGATACAGTTCGTAATAAAGTTAGACAATTTGCTTCAACTGTTGGTTTTAAAGATTTAAAAGTAATCATTTTAGATGAGTGTGATTACATTACACCAAACGCTCAAGCCGCACTAAGAAACTTAATGGAAACATTTAGTAAACATTGTAGATTTATATTGACTTGTAATTATGTAGAAAGAATTATAGACCCGATACAATCTCGGTGTCAACTATTTCAGATTATTCCACCATCTAAAACAGAAGTTGCCCAAAGATTGAATCAAATTTTAGAAGAAGAAGAAATTAATTATGAATTACAAGATTTGAAAATATTAATAGATTCTAATTATCCAGATATCCGTAGAGTTATTAATTCAGCTCAAAGAAATGTAGTTAATTTACAGTTAAAATTAGATACTGCTAGTGTTATTCAAAATGACTATAAATTAAAACTATTAGAGATTTTAAAAACACAAGATAAAAAGGACGCATTTAAAAATATAAGACAACTTTTAGTTGATAATCAAGTTAGAGATTTTACAGATTTATTTAAATTGTTATATGATGAAGTAGATAGTTATGGAAGAGGTCATGTGGCTGAATGTATTTTAGTTATTGCAAGATATGAACTATCAGATAGTCAAGTAGTTGATAAAGAAATCAATGCTATGGCAATGATAATAGAATTATTAGGAGTAATAAAATAATGAATGAAAAATATTGGGGAGAAAAAAAACCCATTAAGAAAAATGCACAGACTCCACCGGCAGAAAAACATATAACAGTTCATGAGAATAAGATTTATTATTATGCCGGTGTTAATAGAGATAGTGCAGCAGAATTAAATAAAAAGATAGGTGAGTTAGAATCTAAAAGTTTAACACTTGGAAATAATTTAGATATAGATCCACCAATATTAAAAATATTGATAAATTCAGGTGGAGGTTCAATTACTGCAGGTATTTCAACAATGGATACTATATTGAGATGTAAAGTTCCAATATATACTTATGTAGATGGATTCTGTGCAAGTGCGGCTACATTTCTTTCAGTAGTAGGTGAGAGAAGATTTATGAGTAGAAATTCTTATATGTTGATCCATCAGTTATCTTCAAATTTTTGGGGAAAGTATTCTGAGTTTGAAGATGAGAAAAAGAATTTAGATTTAATGATGACTACTATTAAAAATGTGTATAAAGAATATACTAAAGTTCCAATGAGAAAATTGGATAAAATACTAAAACATGATTTGCTATGGGATGCAAAAATGTGTTTAAAGTATGGATTAGTAGACGAAGTTATTTAGGAGTTATAAAATGAATATGAAACCACAAAAACCTTTACCACAACCACAACAAGCCCAAGTTCAAGTTGATTTAAATCAAGCAGAAACTTTAAAATGTAAAGGATGTAATAACTATGTATTTTTACAATCATATATATTAAAACGATTGTCAGCTATAGTTTCACCGACAGGAGAAGAAACACTTATACCAGTACAAGTTTATAGTTGTGGTAACTGTGGAAAGGTTATTGAAGATACGTTAAAGGGTTTAGGTTTAGAATTGGAAAAAGAAAAAACAGATACATTTCCACGTTTGGATATATGAGTGAAAAGACAAATTCCAAGGAGAAGAAGTCATCTCCAAAACACTCGGACGCGGGAAAGGGCTCGAAGAGCCGTGTTAGGATTTCACCAAAAGAGTGGGGAGAGCGATACGAAAAAATATTCCGTAAAAAGAAAAAGTCTATTCGATCACATAAAACAGATAACAGCGGTCCAAAGTCCTAATTATTGGGAAGAAATATCAGACGAAGATAAGAAGTCTTGGTCTAATTATATGACTCATAGATTTTTATCTATGAAAATGGAGTGGATAGAATTAGTAAATGAATTACAAAAATATAATTTACAACCAAAAGAATTATACAAATTATATATCAATGTGTTACCAAAAGGTAAACAGTGGTTAAAATACATAAAAAGGAGAAGTCAAATGGATTATCCAAATTGGTTAATTAATATAGTAGCTAACGAAGAAGAAGTTAGTAAACAAGAAGCATATGAAATGGTTGGTATGTATATGCTTACAGAAGGTGGTATGTTAGAGTTAGGTCAATTAGCTCAGAAATGGGGTATTGAACCTAAAAAAATAGAAGACGCGGGTTTAAATGTTCTTGGTACTGTTGGTGGATATACGGCAGGTAATGTAGAGTGAAAGTTATAAAAGATACTAAGAATATGTCTAAAGTAGCTAAAGTCGAATCAGTTATAGAACAAATGGAACGAGAGTGGCCTGAAATGACTAAAGAGTTCAAGAAGATTCAACGAGAACAATATGAGTTGTTTCTACATAAACAACATGATTATGGACCAGGTAATATTTCAGTTGGTACACAATTACAAACAGAAGATGAAATACATTTATCATTGACTGGTTTGTGGTTTAGAATGAATGATAAGATTCAGAGATTAAAGAATCTTTTAATGAGTGGTCGTGAAAACGCTGTAGAAGATGAACCGATGGAAGATGCATTTCTTGATGTAGCTAATTATGGAATTATGGCTAATATTGTTAAGAACGGTAAATGGGGTAAATGAAAAGAGTAAGTTATAGTCAGTATAATCAATGGGTTACTTGTCCACATAAGTGGAAGTTAAATTACATTGATGAGTTACGTCAGTTTACAGATAATATTCACACTATGTTTGGTACTTCTATGCATGAAGTACTTCAAACTTATTTGACAATAATGTATAACGATACGATAAAGATGGCAGATGCATTACCATTAGATGAAATGTTACTACATAGAATGAAAACAAATTATACTAATATAATGGAAAATAATGGTGGTGAAGTTTTTTGTGAACAACATGATATGGAAGAATTTTATCAACATGGATTACTTATCCTAGAATGGTTTAAAAAGAAACGAGGTATGTATTTTAGTAAAAAACATTATGAATTAGTAGGTATAGAAGTTCCAATTGAATTTAAATTAAATGATGGAATTAAGTTTATTGGTTATATGGATGTTGTATTACATGATACGTTTAGAGATAGGTATAAAATCATAGATATCAAGACTTCCACAATGGGTTGGAATAAGTGGGCAAAAGCTGATAAAAATAAGACAGATCAATTATTGTTATACAAACAATTTTATGGTAAACAACATGATATATCTTTAGATAAAATAGATGTAGAATATTTTATTGTAAAAAGAAAATTGTATGAGAAAGTAGAGTTTCCTCAGAGGAGAGTCCAAACTTTTTCACCGGCAAATGGTACACCAAGTATAAATAAAGTTATGAATAACTTAAATAAATTTATTAGTGAATCTTTTGTTGATGGAGAATATAATATCGAACATATTTATAGAAAGAATCCATCTAAGAAAAATTGTAGGTTTTGTGAATTTAATCAAAGTAAACATTGTGATGTAGGAGTTTTGTGATGATGCCAAAAGTAAGTTTAAGGTTAAAGTTATCAGATTTTATTAATAGTGATATAGAAGAAGAAGTTATGGAAAAGATAAATAATGTACATAATAAATTACATACTACAGTTTTATTATATTTATGGTTTGAAGAAGGTGAAGTTAATAGTAAAGATTTAAAAGAGTTTCTTATGAGGTGGGAAAATAAGTTATCATTTAAAACAGTTGTTAAACAAGGTTCTTATATTAGTACTAGTGAATTTATTTGGTTTGATGTTATTCCTATTAATATACCAAGTAGTCCACATAAAAGATTTGAATACAAATATAGTGAGCCAAATAAAATATTAGATGGTTTACAAGAATTTTATAATATTACAAACTTTATACTGTCTGAAAAACCAACGAGGAAACAAAAACGAAATGACTATGACAGTTAAAATAGGTATTGTCGGATCAAGAAAGTATACTGATAAGAAAAAGGTTAAAGATTTACTTTTTGAAATAAAAGAGAAATATGGTAGTGAAGTGGAAATAGTAAGTGGTGGACAAAAAGACGGAGCTGATGGATATGTTAAGAAATTTGCATTAGAATTTGATATGAAATATGTAGAATTTCCACCTGCACATTATGGTTGGAACATGCACTGTAAATTACCAGCTACAAAATATAATAAACCATATTATGTTACAAATTATTTTAAAAGAAATAAACAAATAGCTGAATATAGTGATATTATTGTAGCGTTTATACAAAAGGGTGTAGAATCAAGAGGAACTATGAATACAATACATCATGCGGAAAAACAAAAAAAATTAATTAAAATAGTGAATTAATATATATTTATATATATATTTATTAACAGAGGTTTTAAATGGATTATAAATTAACTTCAGTAAAGATATTAAGAGATTTATATAAAAAATTTAAATTAAGTACATTGGAAGATGAATTTACATTACAACGATTAGTTAATCGTTCTATGGATTTATATGTGCTAGATACTAAATTTAAAAGTAAAATTCAAAATTATGATAAGTTAATATCAAGTGGGAGCAGGTTATAGTGGCAAATAGTATTACAGTTTTAAAAATGTTGGATAAAATATATGATGTTTTGGTAAGAATTGAAAAACATTTGCTTAAACATGAACCAAAAGAAGAAAAAAAGAAAAAACAGTTATTAAACGATTAAGAGGTTATATGGGTAAAAAGAAAATTTTATTGATGTCAGATGATTTAAGAATGACTTCTGGTGTAGGAACTATGTCTAAAGAATTTGTACTCGGTACAGTACATCATTATGATTGGGTTCAGATAGGTGGT